TGGTGCTGGTGGTGCTGGTGCTGGTGGTGCTGGTTTAGGCGCATTGAGCGGCGGCCCTGGTGGCGTTGGTGGCGGCTCAAGTGGCAGTCTTAGTGGTGGTACCAGTGCCGCTCCTGGCAGCACTAGAAGGGGTCGCCCTGCCCCTAACAGTGGCCCTGAAGGCCCTTCTAAAGAACCACCACAGTCTGAATATTGGCAAGGGGGCAGCACTGAAGTTGGTCTTAATGAAGTGCCAAGAAAATTTGCAGGAACCGTTGATCGAAGCAGTTTCAACGAGCAATTAAAAGACCCAACTGTTCGAAATGCCTTAGCCGCTCGTATTTCAATTGAAGTTGGTACCCAAGGCAAAGAAGCACAACAAATGTTCGCTGAAACTGTTTTTAATCGAGCACAGGCGCGCGGCCAAACCATTATCCAAGCGGTGAATAATCATGATGGTTATTATCCACAGAAGGATAATTCAACATGGAAATCACTAACAAAAAGAGGGGTGGAACAGCATTATTATGATACTCTTGATAACGTCCATAGAAATGGAACAAACATAGTTAAAGGTGCAACTGGAAATGAATCTGGTGGCGTTCATTCTGGTGGCGCGCCGGTTTTGGCTGCATCGAGAGGCGAGCGATTTGTCTTGGAAAATAGAGATAGTAAATGGAGACCAACGTTCAATAAAAGCGACGAATCCCAATTGCCTCAACTCGGTTTGATTAAGCCCGAATATCTATTTTCTGGGTCTAAGGGACCAAATCAACAGGCTGTAACACCGGCAGCGCCAGCACCGACAGCGGCAATAGCGCCTACACCAGCACCAGCAGCAGCGGTGGCTTCAGAGACAACGCCACAGCCAAAGTCAGCAGCGCCAGCCGCACCGGCCGCACCGGCTGCAACGCCAACACCACCAACTCCACCGCAAGAATCAGCCGCCGCACCAGAACCAGCAGCAGAACCAGAAACTCCAGAACTTGCTCGTGGTGGTGAAAAACAAGTGACTAGTAAAAAAGTAGAGGTTGTCACCGATGATCCATTAAAAACAAGCGTTGATCGAACCAGCTTCAATGAACAATTAAAAGACCCAACTGTTCGAAATGCCTTGGCTGCTCGCATGTCAATTGAAACCGGCAGCCAAGGTAAAGAAGCACAACAAATGTTTGCCGAAGTTATTTTCAATCGTGCACAGGCACGTAATATGACCATTGTGCAAGCGGTGGATAATCATGATGGTTACTATCCAATGAAAGATAATGAAAAATGGAAATCACTAACAAAAAAAGGGGTAGACCGGCATTATTATGACACTCTCGATGAGGTTCATAAGAGCGGAACAAACCTAACCAAAGGTGCAACTGGAAATGAATCTGGCAGTGTTCGTTCTGGTGGTGCACCTGTGCTGGCTGAATCAAAGGGTGAACGGTATGTTTTGGAACATAGAGATAAAAATTGGACGCCCACATATCAATTACCCCCTCTTGATCTTTTAAAGCCTGAACATTTGGCAATGTCAGAACCTGCGCCAATGATATCAGCAGCATCGGCACCAGCGCCAGAACCGGTACCGATGCCAGCGCCAGCATTAGCACAGGTAGCAGCAATAGCACCAGAACCGGCACCAGCGCCAGAACCGGCAGAACCAGAAACGGCAAAGTTTGCCCACGGTGGTGAAAAACAGATATCCAGTGACAAAATAAATGTCGTTGGTAATCGCGGTTCCAATAAAGACAATGCCCTGGTTATTGATGAAAAGGGTAAGCCGCTGTTCAAGGTGAATGTCGATAAGGAACGTATGACCTACGATCCAGGCAGCACCAAGATGAAAGTCGAACCAATTCATCGCTTGAACCAAGACGATATATTGGCGAAAGGAAAAATTCAAGATTGGCAAATGAAACAGCAGGCACATCAAAACGTCAGTAATCAGAATGTGCAACCGCCACCATCACAATCACAACGGCCACGACCAGAAAACAAAGAACATTGGAGTAAAATGGTACGTGAAATGACTACTGCATCTACCGATATTTACAAAACAGCGTCGGTGCGCAGAGCAATGGCCGGAACGCGTTTCAAGGAAACTGGCGATGTGGCCAAAGGGGGGCATTATGCAACTGGTGCTTCGAATTTGAGAGGCAGAACATTTTCCAAACAGGAAAGTGCCTGGAAATAGGAAATAAGAATGGCATTCAATGAAAAAGACTTAACGATCAGTTCGCAAGCCTTGTTGGGGGCTACCTCAAAAAAGAAAGCCGAGCAGCGCCCAGTGGTGGGCGGCAGAAAGCCCAGCCTTTTGGAAAGCTTGACGCCTGGACAGTATGCGGCGCTTTTTCCTCATCATAAAAAAGATCAAGGCACCAAAGTTGCCAGCTTAAGCGGCGGCCCTGGTGGCGTTGGTGGCACTCCTGGAGAAGAAGGTAATCTGGGTAGCTTAAGTGGTGGCAGTCGCCCAAGCGGTGGCGGCAGTGGTGGCGGCGGTCGCCCAAGTGGTGGTGGGGGTCACGATCACGATCATGGTGGTGGTGCGCCTTCGAAACCTACTGGACCAAAAACACCACTAACGGAAATGATCGAAAAACATAAACCACCAGCGCCAACACAACAAACATTGCCCGGCGGGACAAAGACTGGTGTTGGTTATAATGCTGGCCTTGGAACATTAAGACAAAGACAATTTGGCAAAGAATTTTCAGATGAAAGAACTTTGCGGCAGTTCGCTGCGCTCGAAAAAATTGAAGTTAGTGATGACAATGAAAAAGGTAAGAAAGGCTGGCTCGAAACTGTGTTTAATCGTGCAGCTTCTGTTGGACCAAATACCAGCGCCACATCTAGATTGCATGGGATACACAGACCATATTGGGGAGGCGGTATCGGCAATCCCAATTCTGTATCAGATGAAGAACTCAATGCCTTTAAGGAAAGAGTCAAAGATGTGTTGGCAGGCAGTGATTATGCAAAAGGAGCAACCGATAATGCTTCTGCAGGCACAGCAACAAGACGAATGGCCAAACTTCAAAGTGAAGGCAGGCCGCAAGATGGTTATTGGACGGGCGGTGCGCCTTATAAAGGCGAATATCTTTATACTGATACCCCATATGTAAAACGCTCAAGTGAATACCGGAAGATGGCGAATATTGAGGCTCAGAGGATAGGTGACCTAAAATCAAGCAAATCAAACCTTGCAGTGACATGGAACGATCCAATGGCGTCGTATACGCCAGATTCCGTCAAGGCGATGATGAAGGACGGCAAGAAGTATTTTGGTGTCAATTTTGATTATGATAATGCCGAACAAGCCGCCAAGATCATTCGAGATGCTGGTGGCGAAGTAATCAGCTATACGCGCGGGCGCACAGGCGGTCCAGCATATCCTGGGGAAACGCCTCAGTCTAATGACGCCATTCTTGCCGATATTAGAATGAAAAAAGAGAAATATGGTGTCACCAAGCTAGAGCTTGATAATACAGATCGCATGTCGAAGAAAGATTTCGAATACGTTATGAACGAAGCCAAAAAGGAAGGTGTTACCCTATTCCCGAATAACCCACACTTAAACAATCATTGGATAGATTATCTCGAAAAAAATCCAGGCTATGCTAAAGATATGCCGACAATGATTGTTGAAAACATAGGTTCCTTGAAACCGGGCAGTGAAGAATATATTAGACTAGAAAAGTTGCAGAAACTAGCGCCTGATGTAAAAATCAGTGGCTTTGATTGGAAAGGAAACAGACCGCAAGGTAAAGCGGGTGAAGAATTTGACAAGAACATTGAATATTTTGCGAAAATCTTTGGTCCAGTTCAAATCAATAAGGGCAGCGAACATAATAACTTTGTCTTCGATGGAAATGCTGAACAAATACCATCACAAGTAGCTGGGGCAACATCGGCACAGGTTGAACCAGTGCGAGAAGCCCCACAATTGCCAGACGGTTTGAATACACAGTTCTATGAATACTATAACAAACTTGATCAGACCGAACAAGAAGCGGTTCGATGGAGTGTCAACATTGGATTAAAGAAAGAAGGCTATACAGTGGGATCATATAATGAGTTGGCCGTAAAGCATGCCGGTGCTTTGGAACAAGTAATAAAAGAACAAGCATTGAAGACTTCAACATTTTCAGATAGTGGCTATGATATTCCTCCAGAAGGTCCATTAGGATCGTTCAATCGCAAGGAAGGCGATCCTTATGGGCAAGCGAAAGATGTTGTAACAATCAACACACCATTTGGATCAGCCAAAGTCAATAAAGATGCTGCTGTGGCTTATAGTGGATTTTATAATGATTTGAAGGAAGCTGGAGCACCAATAAAGAGAATTGGTTCCTACAATATACGTCAGAAAAAATCAGCAGGAGCGGGGCATAGTCCCGGTTCAGGTTGGAGTCAACATTCATATGGAAACGCTACCGACATTGATGATGCAACATCTTTGTCGATAGAGTTTCAAGAATGGAGAAAAAAAAATCCAGGCGAATATGAACGCATTCAAAAAAAATGGGGAATGAGAAGTCCTCAAGGCGATGAGCCACATAATGAGTTTACGGGCAGAATTAGCAAAGAAGCGCGCAATCAAGTAATTGCCCAACGTGAAGCTATAAAGAAAGCAGAAGAAGAAAAAAAGAAACCACCTACACAAGCTGCATTGACAGCACCAACCGCACCAATGGCCCAAGAATCGGCTGCCGCACCGGAACCTGCCCTAGCGCCAACCGCACCAACGGCTGCCGCGCCAACGGCCGCTGCATCGGCTGGGGCACCAGCGCCAGCCGCAACGGCAGCATTAGCCGCAGCACCAACGCCAACACCGACACCGACACCGACGTCAGTCGCACCGCCTGCACCTACGCCTGCACCGGCAGCAGCACCAACGCCTGCGGCAGCACCGGCCGCAGTAGCGCCATCAGCACCGCCACCGGTCCAAGAATCGGCTGCTGCACCAGAACCAGCGCCAGCACCAAAACCGGCCCAAACAACCCCAGAACTTGCCCATGGTGGTGAAAAGCAGGTATCAAGTAAGACTGCCGAGCATTTGTTCAGTATGCCAACTGGTCAGCAAAAAAGCAGGTACGAACCTGCCAGTAGAACCGATGATTTGATTAATCAGCAGCAGCCAGCACCGCGACAAATGTCGGTACCAACACCGGCACCAGCGCCAGCATCACGACAACGACCAACCCCAGATAATCGAGAGCACTGGCAAAAGATGGTGCACAATATGATGACAGATTCCGAGCGCGTATATAAAACGCCATCATTCCATCGTGCTATGGCGAAAACACGATTTGCTGATGCTGGTGATGGGGTGTGGGGACATTTTGCTGATGGGGCAAGCGAAACATTAATGTGAAGGGAAAGGGGCATACCTACCCCCTTCCCTTCTTTTCGTCAGTTAGGAGGCCAACTGACGAAATTGCTTCAGGTCTTCATCTTCGTCTTCTTCATCATTTGCCCATGGTGGGCTTTCGGCTTTCTTCGACGGCTTGGAATCGTAAATGTCTTCATCTTTTTCCGTCGCCGGTTTCTGCATTACCCAATCAAATTTTTGCTTCAACTGCTCATAGGACTTGAAATTCTTTGGATCGATCAGTTCCTTCAGGGAATATTCTGTCTTCCAAAGTGTTTCCAATTCCTTATCAGATAAGTTGATCTGCGATGGTTCAGCGAATGAACTATCGTCATAGTTGGGGAAATTCGAAACCATTTTCATTTTCAATTTGAAATTCGATCCTTTATACAAATCAAAAACATCAACCGGCTTTTCACCTTCAAATTCCGGTTTCATCATGGTAGTAATTTTGTCGAATATTTTCTTGCCATAACGGAATAGAAACACCTTACCCTCACTGGCAGGATTTTTATTGTCACTAATAACCAAGACATTACTGACGAATGACAGCCGCCGCTTCTGGTCACGCGCCTGTTTTCTGGCAGGCGAATTATCATCATTAGTGCTGTTCCATAGCTTGCTGTTGTATTCGGTTACAGGGTCTTTTTCGTCCTTGCCGAGAGTGGTGCGAGACTTTTCGATATACCATTTGCCCGACGGCCCCTTGAATCCATGGTCCCAAATGCGAACCCACGGCAAGGCATCGTCGCCGTCTACTGCGGGAGTTGGTAGAAATCGAATGATCGCAGAAGCATTACCAGATTTGTCGCGTACTGGTTTCCAGTAGCGAGTGTCTTCGGTATATACTGGTGCTTTGAGTTTTTCGATTTCCTTGGCTAGGCGATCAATTGACGATGAATTTTTAAATTTAGAGAAATCTGCCATATTATTACTCCATATATTACGATGTATAGGCTAAATTTGAATCACGATTAACTCATAATGTATCAGGTTATATACCGCATACTGATATGCGTGTCAACAGATTATTTAGTTGGACATAAAAAAGAGGCGGCTTTGGAGCGAACCGCCTCTTTATAAGTTTGTTGGCCCTTTTAGTTATTATTATGCTGTTCCAGTTGGCGCAAGATACCGCCAGCCAGTTTATTACACCATAGAGCTACATCGGTCAACGATTGAATGTGCTTTCCCGGTTGATCTATGCTGCCCAAGCCTTGGGTCGTCACGATTTGCTCTAGATTGGTCAAACTATCCACCAACAAATCGCATTGTGCAGCAATGCCCATTAGATCGCTTTGAGTACAAACACGCTCAATTTCGATTTCATCAGCCCTGCTGGGGGCGAACCTAGAAGTGAACATCCCAAATACCCTCCGTTGGCCAAATTTCAGTCAACACACACAACGGAGGGTAATCTAGCCAGGGAATGAGACTTAGTCAACTGCTTCTCGTTCCGGCTGCTGATATTTTTCGTCGCTCTGCCGTTGATTGATTTTCCTCAATCTGCGCACGGCCATCTTCATTTCGTCTTCGACCTTTTTCCGTTCTTGGCTGACAATTAGAAATTCTTTCGTCGTACTCTTAGAAATTTTACTGCTGCCGCCGATGGCACTGAGTTTTGCTTGGACTATTTTCAATGCCTCTTCACCGGCTGGTGATTCGTCTCCTAGTTTACTGAGCAGCAGCATGTAGAGATGTGCGAGCCGATCTGGTTTGACGTACTTGTCGTCTACCGCGTCAACTAAGTTGAGGATTGTTTTTTCTATGTTCATGGGGTGCCTACATGCGTTGTCGTTTGTTTCTTTGATATGCAAGGATTGCACACCAACAACACTTTGTTAGCAAATTTTGTCAAGAATTGCAAGGGGGAGGCATGCAAATTTTGCATGACAATTGGGGTCGCAAGTTGGGATAAGGACTCGCGACCCCAGATTCTCCCTTTACCTCACCGGACAAATGGGGAAGGGAGTGCAGGAATGCCCGCGCGGGTGTGGGGGCATCCTGCTGAAATTCGTTCTATTGGTTTTTTTGTTAGCTGTCAAGGCAAAGTGCTAATTTGTCTGGTTCGTAGTGTAAAAAAGGTTTCAATTTCAACACCTTACGCCTCACCTTCGACCAGATCACATCGTCGGTTCCCAATGTCTCATCGCAACGTTGAACGATGTTCAGAAAATCATTCAATACGACGAACGTCTCCCATGAGGTTGTGCCAGATAGAACGCGCATCACTAATTCTGGGTATTGGCCTTTTTTGTATGTGAAGGTCAGCTTGCCATCATCAGATCGCAGCTTGTTGATCTCAGATTTAATATGATAACTGAATGATTGTTGTCGCTTCACATAGCCCTGGTAGCAGGTTACGGCTTCGTCGTTGATCATGTCGGTCACATACAACCGGTCGGCAACTAGGTTCGCAACGTAGTAGTCACGCAATTCGCTGGCATCGTAGCGCCGTGCTAGCTGCTCGAATTGCAGCTTGTCGTTTCGCGCTTCGAACGCTTCGCGGCTGATTTTTTTGCTCTTGCCTGCATAGGTGAAGAAATCGAACCGGTCCTTGGTAAAATGAGTCTTCAGCAGCACGAACATGACATAGGCACCAAATGCAGACAGTTTTCTCATTGAGAATTTTATTCCTTAAACCCTTTGTCGAGAAATTTATCCCTACGATAGGGCTGCAAATGTTTCTTATTATTAATTATCAGTTTCTTGTTGCATATCGCATTATACACATCACGACTGATAAAAACTACACCACTGTCTAGATTATATGAGACACAGCAATGAAGATAATCGAATTCGGCTATCATTTCTTCACGCGTCTTGTACATAGTGATAATGTAATTCATTTTAGGGTGAGGCTCTTCAAATACAATAAAACTTTCGACAACATTTGGGTTATTTAGATAAGCGCCGGTTTTTATATCCTTGTAGGGGTTCCTAATAAGGGGTAAAACGTCTGGGGACAATTGTCTAGTCCTATTTAACACAAAAACATCAATGTCATTCGGTGCTGTATTATGAAGTGTGGAATAATAACATCCACCAGCCACAATAATATCTTTGAGATGAATGGAGGGATCAAGCAAACCCTTTTCCATGCTTGATGAGTTTAGTAAGTATTGCCTCACTTGCTGTTTCATGGCCATGATGTGATGGCATTCGTCTGGCGTAAATATCTTACGCTGAAGAATTTCTTTCGGCGTCATCCTGGTCATCTCCCTTCAGAGCGGCAGCCTCGCCGTGTTTGACTTGGGCAAAAGATGTAGCTCTTCAGCTTCTAGCTGAATTTTCGCCTTTAGGGAAGCGGAAATCAGCTTGGCGGCAACCTCAATCTCAAGCTGTCGTTCTTCGCAGTACAAGACAACTGCTTCCGTATAGGGAATGGATTTGGATGTGGCCAGTTTCTCGATATGATATGAAAAAGCTACCATTTCATCTTTATCGGTCATATTAGGTTCACTTTGTTAATAGTCAATCAAAGTGGTGGTTTTTCTGTTTCGAGGGAAACCACCAAACCCAAGAGGTTTAGGCTGCTAGAGCCATCGCCTCAATAGGAGCGTTATCATTCGCTGCTATGTTTTTCCTTGCGTTGACCCAGCTTGCGCGGGACATCTCCATTGTCTCTACTCTACCAGTCGATCCTAGTTCGCCCCCATCATAGACCCATTGAATGTCGAAAGACTTTGCTTCCGATCCCATCCCTTTGGCGTAGGTGAGTGTTTTGTGAATTGAGACACGCCAATCTCAATTTTTTGTCACTCATGAAATCATCCAATGGGCCTATGGTGGAGGCGTCGGGTACTGCCCCCGAGTCCTGATTAGCATCGAAACAACTTCAACGATGTTCTTTATTTAGCTTTTTTTTTCTGCGGGCATCATTTCCGGCGGCACAGTAGACCGTATCTGGTTCTGTGTAGGTTGAAACACGCAGTTCTTACTTTGGTCAATCCACAGTCCACGCTGCTCAATGCACAGCTTGGCCAGTGATGCACGAGAATCTGTGTCCAATGTATCTTTCAAGTGATAGGACCAAATCAACGAGCCGAAAATGAAAGCGGCGGCCAATAAGATCGCCATTGAAAAGAAAAAACCTTCTCTCACTTTAAGTACTCCTATGTTGCTATTAAACTGGCTACGATAATGTCTTCACGAACTTCGCCGTCAAGATATTCCATCTGATAAGATGGATTAATTTCACGAAGAATTGCAACTGCTTTTTCTTCAGTTACATGTAATCCCCATTCTTCTGAACCAAATAGCCGCCGATCATCGATGAATATAGTATGGGTCTTGATAGGGTGTTCACCTATTGCCCGCAGTTCATCCAAAATCGGGTGCCCCGTTGGCTTAGATGGCGAATCCAGCCAAATGGTAGCTGGTCTATTTATGTCCAGCATGAGAGCACGCAACATAGTCGGGCTGTCGCCATACTGCATATGGATGTTTGGCTTGCCCTCGAATCTTGCTTGGCAGTACTCGAACCGGTCCTTGTCGCCCTCGATGGAATAGACGTGCCAGAACCCATATTGACGCACCAGTTCAGCATTGTCGCCAAGCCAAGCGCCGGTTTCGATGAAGGTATCACTGTCCGCTGCATATTTGTCAAGATATGTGCTGGTCAAGTGTGAATCAAGAATGGTTAGTTTCATTCTCCTGTTGCCTTCTCGATTGCATCATGAAAGTCAAATGTTCGATCATCTTTGCCAATATAGATGCCGTCACCTTTTCGTTCTAGCAAGCCACTTTTTATCAAACCATCCATGAGTTGACCGGCAAGGATCGTCATATATTTTATTTTAGCCTTGCAGATGGAGGTTTCGACCATAACATCAACGTCGCGCGTACAATCTTTCAGAGATTTTTTACGACCTTCAATGTATCTAAATTCAGACCACACACCACATACGACGATGAGTATTAGCAGTTGCCAAATTTCAAGGTACATCGACGTTTCCTTTACGTTTTAGATTTTCAATTCCCGATCGATCCAAGGCATCAATCAAACATTCGTAACAGTAGTTACGCTCAAGTTTGATTGGTCGTGTAAGTAATATGTCGGCATAATCCGTCTTATCGAAAAGAGTGACGTTCAGTACTGCTTCTTGTTCGCCATGAAGTTTACAGACAAATTTTGGTTGCTCAGTTGTGAACACATTCATTTCTCCAATAAATTCCAATTATTATATGGCAAGTGTAAACGAAAATCAACAATTTTCTCGATAGTATTCTAAAATTTTATCGAAAAGAGGCTCAATGTAATTCTTCTTCTGACGGACAAACAATTGCGGCTCTGGTAATCCATCTGCCGATATGATCACAACTATTTGATCAACTGGAATTCCAACACGTTCCTCGAACATAATTCCGTATGCTGTAGTTTGCAGGAAATAATCTTGCACCCACTCTTCCTTTTTTTCGCGCAAGGCGGTCTTGAAGTCGATGATGCTCAATGCGCCGTCGAATTCCGCGATTACATCGGTGCGACCAGCCATCTGCATTTTTTCAGAATATAGTGGCGTTTCAACGTAATGAATATTATCTATTCGATTCAGGGTCGGCATCGCATCGTAAAATGCTTGGCGTGCAATATGGGTTTGCTCAGCAAGCAAGTCGCCCACCTTCTGATGCTTGTTCGAAATGTATTTTTCCAACAAGCTATGAAATTTGCTGCCGCGCACCGATGCCATGTTGGATATCCTTTGGGCTTCCTCGTGGCCCACACGGTCGCGCCATTCCTTTATGTTCTGGCGCTTGAAGTGCCCGAGTACCGTGGTGACGGATGGCACCTTGTTGCCATTGGGCAAGATATAGTGCCGTTTGCCGCCGCCCTCGGTCGATTCGAGCGGCTTCATTTCGGGAAGCCCATTTACATATTTAAATTTTTTCACTTCCATAATGGTACCTATCTGATGCCAAATTCTGTCCTCTGAATTATATAGTCGCG